CTGAACGCAGAGGACATTGACTTTACGGACATCCCGCAGGACGACACCCCTGCGGTCGAGATTGAGATTGACGACCCAGAAGGCGTACGGGTCGGCATTGACGGCATGGAGATTGATCTGATGCCCGGCGAGGAATCCAAACGGTCCGAGCAGCACGGCGACAACTTAGCCGAGTACATGACCGAGGCTGAGCTCAGCACACTGGCCAGTGAATTGCTGGAGCTGGTGGACGCTGACATTACGTCCCGCAGAGATTGGGTGGATATGTATGTCCGCGGCCTTGAGGTCTTGGGCATGAACTACGAAGACCGCACCGAGCCATGGGAAGGTGCTTGCGGCGTGTACTCCACAGTGCTGACTGAGGCTGCCATCCGGTTCCAGAGCGAGACGATCATCGAGACGTTCCCGGCCGCAGGCCCTGTCAAGACAGAAATTATTGGTGCGATCGACAAGCTCAAAGAAGAAGCCGCGGAGCGGGTCCGTGAGGACATGAACTACAAGCTGACAGAGGAGATGCCGGAGTATCGCCCTGAGCACGAACGCATGCTGTACAACTTGGGTTTGGCTGGTGCGGCGTTCAAGAAAGTCTACAAAGACCCATCGCTTGGCCGGCAGACTTCCATCTTCGTGGGCGCAGAAGACATCATCATCCCTTACGGCGCGAGCAGCGCGCGTACTGCGGAGCGGGTCACGCACACGATGCGTAAGACCAAGAACGACATCCGTAAGCTGCAGGTAGCAGGGTTTTACTGTGATGTGGAGCTGGGCGAGCCCGTTACGTTCCACACGGACATTGAGAAGAAAAAGGCCGAAGACCAAGGGTATACCCTGACGGACGACGATCGGTACCAGATTCTGGAGATTTGCGTTGACCACGACATTCCCGGCTATGAGGACGAGGATGGCATCGCGCGGCCGTACGTCGTAACCGTCGATCGCTCCACCCAGAAAATCTTGGCCATCTACCGTAACTGGGACGAGGACGACAAGCTCAAGCAGAAGAACCAGCACTTCGTGCAGTACACCTACGTGCCCGGGTTTGGTGTTTATGGTCTGGGCCTGATCCACATCATCGGGGGCTACGCGCGCGCAGGTACTTCCATCATCCGCCAGTTGGTCGACGCCGGCACGCTCTCCAACTTGCCCGGGGGTTTGAAATCCCGCGGCTTGCGGATCAAAGGCGACGACACGCCGATTGCTCCCGGTGAGTTCCGCGACGTGGATGTGCCCTCTGGCACGGTGCGCGACAACATCATGGCGCTGCCATACAAAGAGCCAAGCATGGTGTTGGCCGGGCTGCTGGACAAGATCACCGAAGAGGCGCGCCGCCTCGGCTCCGTGGCAGATATGAAGGTCAGCGACATGAGCGCTAACGCGCCGGTCGGAACCACACTGGCCATCCTCGAGCGCCAGCTGAAAACCATGTCGGCCGTGCAGGCCCGGATTCACTATTCGATGAAGGAGGAGTTCAAGCTCCTCAAGCGCATCATCCGCGACAACACGCCCGGCGAATACTCATACGTGCCTGTAGGTGGAAACCCTAAGGCCAAGCGCGGCGATTACGACTTGGTCAACATCATTCCGGTGTCTGACCCCAACAGCGCGACCATGGCTCAGCGGATCATGCAGTACCAAGCTGCGATCCAGTTGGCGCAAGGGGCCCCACAGATTTATGACCTGCCACAGTTGCACCGCCAGATGCTCGAGGTTCTGGGCATCAAGGGCGCAGACAAGCTGGTGCCGATCGAAGACGACATGAAGCCGCGCGACCCCGTCAGCGAGAACATGGCCATCATCACAGGTAAACCGGTCAAAGCGTTCATTTACCAAGATCACGACGCACACATTGCGGTGCATACCGCCATGATGCAGGACCCCAAGATCATGGGTCAGATTGGCCAGAACCCACAAGCTCAAGCGATGCAGGCAGCCATCATGGCCCACGTTGCGGAGCACGTTGCGTTCCAGTACCGCGCGCAGCTCCAAGAGCGCCTCGGCGCTACGTTGCCCGAGCCCAACGCCGAGATTCCGAAAGAATTGGAAGTCCAGCTGTCCAAAGTGGTGGCCCAAGCCGCGGCCCAGCTGCTGCAGATTCACCAAGGCGAAGCTGCTCAAGCGCAGGCTCAAGCGCAAGCGCAAGACCCGATCGTCCAGATGCAACAGGCCGAGTTGCAGATCAAGAAGCAGGAAGCCGACATGAAAGCCCTCAAGATCAAGGGCGACCTGCAGATCAAGGCGGAGGAGCTCAGCCTCAAAGCACAGGATCAAGCTGCCAAGGGTGGAGAAGACCCGATGATGGCGGCTATGCGCCTGCAGCAGGAGATTGCACAGGCCCAAGAGCTGCACGGGTTGGAGATGGCAGCCAAGCAGATGGAGTTGCAGCAAGCGCAGGCCCAGCAGCAGCAAGCCATGCAGATGCAGCAGCAACAGGCCCAGCAGAAAATGGCGCATGGTGGACAAGTACATGCCCAAAAAATGGCGCACGGCGGACAGGTTCATGCACAAAAACTGGACCACGCTGAGCGCTCAATACAACAACAGCCGACTGCGAATCCGTCGGGTAGCAAAGGAGAGTGATGGCTAATACGGTAATGGACCTCCTTCAGAAAAAACTGAAGGAGCAAGAAGAAAGTCATGTTCAAGCTTTGGCGGGAGGCGCGGTCATTGACTACGCCGCCTACCGGGAACTGTGCGGAGTGATCCGAGGTCTGCAGACCGCACAGCGCGAAATTGCCGACCTCGTGCGTAAATTGAAAGAGAACGACGATGACTAACTTTGACGTCCAAGCAGTGGATTTGTCAGGCTTGCTCAACACCCCAGTTGCGGACAAAGCCAAGCAAATTCCTGAGCCGGTGACTTATCACCTTCTGTGCATGCTCCCAGAAGCCAAAGAAGAGTATGAGGGTGGCTTGCTTAAAGCCAACCAAACCATGATGCACGAAGAGCTGCTGTCTCCCGTGTTGTTTGTGGCCAAGATGGGCCCCGATGCGTTTAAAGACGAGAAACGTTTTCCAAGCGGCCCAAGCTGCAAGGTTGGCGACTTTGTGTTGGTCCGCCCAAATAGCGGTACCCGCATGAAAATACACGGTACCGAATGGCGGCTGATTAACGACGACTCCATCGAAGCCGTTGTTGAAGACCCCCGCGGCATTCAACGTCCCTAAGGAGTAAATCATGGCCATTGAAAAAACTGAATTTGAATTTCCCGACGAGGTCGAGGAAAACCCCCGCAAGGGCGGTAAAGTAGTGGAGCAAGAAGACGATATTGAAATCGTCGACGACACACCGGCAGAAGACCGCGGCCGCAAGCCCATGGAAGAGCCGCCCAAGGATGTCACCGACGAAGAGTTGTCTAAATACGACGAGTCCGTTCAAAAACGGATTAAGCACTTTACTAAGGGCTACCACGAAGAGCGCCGGGCCAAAGAAACGGCGCTACGGGAGCGCGAGGAAGCGCTGAAAATGGCGCAAACTATTGTGGAAGAGAACAAAAAGCTGAAGGGCTCGCTGTCTCAAGGCCAGAATGCGCTGCTGGAACAGGCCAAAAAGAACATTGCGCACGAGGTTGAAAAGGCCCGCGCCAAGTACAAAGCCGCTTACGAATCGGGGGATTCCGACGCGCTTGTGGCTGCGCAAGAAGAAATGACGTCGGTAAAACTCAAATCCGATCGGGTAAATAATTTTAAACCTGCCCCTTTACAAGAGGAAAAGTTTAATGTACAAACTAATCAACCGGATAATCAAGTCCAGAAAGTGGACCCTGAACTGGCTAGTTGGCAAGACCGCAATACGTGGTTTGGTCCAAATAAACGGTTAACAGCGTACGCGCTGGGGGTACATGAGGATTTGATTGCTGATGGAATTCCAGCAGGCAGCAAAGAATACTACCGTCGTATTGATGCTGAAATGCAGGAGCGCTTTTCGGACGTGTTTGGGTCTGAAAAGTCGGGGGATGCGCAAACTCCCTCGTCTAGAAAAACAAACGTTGTCGCACCGGCAACACGTAGTACTGCTCCCCGAAAGGTCGTACTTACCAAAACGCAGGTCGAAATCGCCAAGCGGCTCGGGGTTCCTTTGGAACTCTATGCTCGTAAGGTTGCGGAAGAAATGAGGAAATGAAAATGGCTGAACAAATTCGTGATAAGCGTGAACAGACGACCCGTGCATCCACCACTCGCCCAGCGAAGTGGTTGCCGCCCCAACTTCTGCCTGATCCCAACCCGGAGGATGGCTATGCGTTTCGTTGGGTACGTATCAGCACGCTGAACAAAGATGACGCCACCAACATTTCGTCAAAACTCCGTGAAGGCTGGGAACCTGTAAAGGCTTCTGACCATCCCGAGATTCGTCTCTTCGGCACCGACGACAAGCGGTTCCCTGATTCGGTTCAAGTGGGTGGCCTGTTACTTTGCAAAACCCCGGTGGAGTTCGTTGATCAGCGGAACGCGTATTACAGCCAACAGGCTGAGGCGCAAATGCAATCAGTGGACAACACCTACATGCGCGAAAATGATCCTCGGATGCCTTTGTTTAAAGAACGAAGCACTAAGGTCACTTTCGGTAAGGGTATTTAACTTTTTGGAGTATTAACATGGCTTATCCTACAGTCAGCGCTCCGTACGGTTTGAAGGCCATCAACTCACTTGATGGCAAACCATACGCAGGCGCTATCCGCCAGATTCCTATGGCATCTGGCTACACTGCCACCTTTTTTGGTGATGCAGTGCTCATCGTTGACGGTTATCTGAACAAAGACACCGGCACTACTGCAGCCACTCCTTGCGGCGTGTTTGTTGGTGGTTCCTACGTGAATTCGTCGGGCCAGACCGTTTACGCCCAGTACCTGCCGGCCGGCGCCACAAACCCAATCGGTTATGTGGTTGACGACCAGCAAGCGCTGTTTAAAGTGGCCGTTGTGTCTGGCACTACCGTGATTGCTGGCGTAAGCCGCGCCGTGGTCGGTTCCAACATGGCTTTGGTGCAGAACGCAGGTAGCACTACGACAGGTAATTCTGGCGTGGCGGTACTTTCTACCAGCACAAACACCACCGCTACCTTGCCAATCCGTGTGATTGACGTGGTGTCCGATACCGCTACCGGTTCGGATTCGTATGTGGAATTGTTGGTGAAAATCAACACCCACCAGTACAACAGCACCACTGGTGTTTAAGGAGTAAACCATGGCTATTTCACGCGCACAACTGCTCAAGGAATTGCTCCCCGGCTTGAACGCTTTGTTCGGTCTGGAGTACGCTAAGTACGGCGAAGAGCACAAAGAAATCTACGAAACCGAAGCCTCGGAGCGTAGCTTTGAAGAAGAAACCAAACTGTCGGGCTTCTCCGCAGCTCCTGTCAAGAACGAAGGCTCCGCCATCGCTTACGACAACGCGCAAGAAGCATGGACAGCTCGGTACACCCACGAAACCATTGCAATGGGCTTCTCCATCACGGAAGAAGCAGTGGAAGACAACTTGTATGACTCGTTGTCCAGCCGCTACACCAAGGCTTTGGCCCGTGGTATGGCGTACACCAAGCAGGTTAAAGCTGCTGCGATTCTGAACAACGGCTTTGCCGGTGGCCCCACTTATGGTGACGGTCAAGTTCTGTTCTCGACAGCTCACCCCCTGATCTCTGGTGGCGTCAACAGCAACCGCCCAACTACCGGCGCTGACCTGAACGAAACATCGTTGGAAAACGCTGTCATTCAGATCGCTGCTTGGACAGACGAACGCGGTCTGCTGATTGCAGCCAAGCCAAAGAAGCTGATTGTGCCCCCAGCACTGATGTTCGTGGCTACTCGTTTGTTGGAAACTGAACTCCGCGTTGGCACTGCTGACAACGATATCAACGCCATCAAGAACAACGGTTCTATTCCCGGTGGTTACACCGTGAACCACTTCTTGACCGACACAAACGGCTGGTTCTTGATGACTGACGTGCCTAACGGCCTGAAGCATTTTGTGCGTACTCCGCTGCAAAATTCCATGGACGGGGATTTTGACACCGGCAACGTTCGTTACAAGGCCCGCGAGCGTTATTCGTTCGGCGTGTCTGACCCGCTCGGCGCTTACGGCTCCCCCGGCGCTTAATCCGGGAACTGAAAAAGGGGCCTTGTGCCCCTTTTTCTTTTGGTGTATATTTGTTTAAACCCGGACTTTTCCGGTGTATCTGACGGCTCCGGGCCGACGACATGCAGACAGATGCACCTCAACTCGCATGTGAGGAATCACCATGGCTAATACCACCTTCAACGGCCCAGTTCGCTCCGAGAACGGCTTTCAAGACATCTCCATCAACTCCACCACTGGAGCTGTTACCGTTGACGCCACCTTCGGCGCAACAACCAGCGTGACTGACTTGACTACCACCAATCTGACGACCACCAATTTGGTCTTCACTGATCAAAACCACCCAACAACTGCCGCGATTAACGCCACAGCTACCGCCACCGCAGCGCAGGTTATCACGGGCTACATTACATCCACTTCGGCCGCAGCGACAACCATCACTCTGCCCACCGGCACGTTGCTGGGCGCAGCCTTGGGTGCTACTGCTGGCACCGTAATGGACCTGTACATTGACAACACCGCTGGCGCAAGCACTCCT